GGAAGGTGTAGAGACTATCGAAACCTGGAGTTTAAACTCCAGGGAGTAGAGTAGGGCATACAGGAGGCATATTTAGCCTTCGGTATGCTCGAAGCGCTGGGCAGGACTTCTCCACGATTTTTCCTTATAATTGGAGAGTCCTGAAGAGATAGTCCGCAGCATTCATTGCTGTGAACAAAGGAGTTATTGCATTAATCTTACCAGATGATCAAATGCCAAGAGATCCAAATGGTGTACCTTTCGATATAATTATGAATCCTCAAGGTGTGGTTTCTCGTAAAAACATTGGGCAGTTAATTGAGTTATTTGCAACACGTCTTGCAAAATATATCACTGATAAATATCGCGAGGAATATAAAAAAGGAAACAAAAAACAAGCGCTATCCATTGTACTTGAATTCTATAGTCACGTATTGAATCCAGAGCTTGCAAAATCTCTAACCAAATATATCAAATCTCTTAAAAAGGAAGACTTAGAAAAATTAATGCATGAATGGTATGAATATGGCGTTCCAATTTTGAACTCTCCAATGTATCCATTAACTCTACGTAAAATCTACGATCTATATAAAACATATGGACTAAAGCCTAAAGATTATATCTACGATCCTAGTATCGGTGGAAAAACTAAGAAACCTTGTGCATATGGTTACATTTACTGGGCTAAAACTAAGCATCTACATAAGAAGAATTTTCATGCACGTTCCATTGGTCCTTACTCCGTCAAAAGTGGACAAGCCGTTAAAGGTAAAAAACATGAAGGTGGACAAAGATTAGGAGAACTTGATGTAAACTGTTTAATTGCATATGATGCTCCAAATCTTCTAAAAGAATTCTTCACAATTGGTGCTGATGATTTAAATGCAAAATTCCGCGCAATTGAGCAAATCTACAAAAACGGTAAGGTTTCTTTACGCGATATTCCAAATACTATGACAAAAACAGTTAGAGATTTATGGATCTTACTTGAATGTATGGCAGTAGTTAGACCAAAAGACTAAAAAATTTAACTGGAGTAAATGTAAACCATGATAACCCTATGGGATTTTGAGAATTTTTACATCAAAGCAATGCTTTTATTACGAAATACGTATACGGATCGAGCATGTTGCGACCGATGGACTGACGATCGTTATCCAGAACCTGTCGAATATATATGTGCACACTACTCACTAGATTATGATTATTGTATCGAACGTCAAAGTAATCTCATGGTTGTCTCAGAAGTTCTTAATTTTGCTATGGAAAATGGTTATGAAATCTCATCTGCATCTGATTTTATCAAATTCGTACTTACAGATTACTTCAAACTCAAGTATAATGACTATGATGGCTCTTGCAACTTAAGCAAATCCGAAATAGTTATTGCATATACCTACTACGATTATCTAGATTGGTATGACTACTTTTACTTTGAGGAAAGTCCATTTACTGATTTACTTATTTTAGAAGACGACCATAAGACAATTTCCATGATGAAAACTGTAGATAGCTTTTCTTTTGACGAAGTTTTAACAAAGCAATTTCTTGGACCTGATGGTAAACCTTTATCAATTGAAGAGATTATAAATAGTATTTAACATGAGGAATAGTCACAAATGGCTACAGTAGATAGTAATAGCTTACAATTATCTGCAACTACCTACACTGAATCTATCGATTTAGATATTATTGTAAATCTAGTCCCTCGTCATATTGAAAATGCTCAAGTTACTGATTTTGAACTTGTAGATAAAGTTTATACTGGAAATGCATTAATTTTAACAATTGAATATGATGCTTCATGCCTTACAAAACCACCGCAGCAACTAGATTTTGCAGATTGTAGTAAACTCTGTAACTACGACTTTTACGCTGGATGTAGAAATAACTTAATCTACCTAGGTAAACCTCATAGAGTTTATTATGATGAAGCATCAGATACTTACTTTTTAATGCTTACCTCAGGAGCAATTTTTGCATACAAACATGCATTATTCCATCCCTTTTACAAAACAAAAGTTTACAATATCCCGAATATAAATGCTCCTGATTACATTTGGATAGTATCTACATGTAGTAAAGAATTATCGTTTTTAACGTACGTGAAAATCGACAAAATAAATGATAAACCTTTAAGTGAGTGGCAAGGAATTTATGTTGATGTAAGAGAGCAATTTATACCTTTATATCCTCAGGAAATGAATTATCTAAATCCATTACTCTTGCAAATTCACTTTGTAAACTTATCCAGGGTAATTCAAATTGATTTCAGGAATTTTGTAAATCTTAATCCTAACGATTTCCTACTTTTTCTATCACGAGACTTAATAAAACTATTTCCAATTCCATATAATATGCAACAAAATGATTTAACGCGAAGAATTGATATCTACTTTACTTTTACAATCAAGCGTGACTATCCTATTGATTATTATCCTGAACGTTTACAAGATTATCTACTCAATTACTCAAATTATGGACCGTTTACTATTAAATACTCAGGATATATTGATGCGAGACCTTAGGAGCTAACAAAATGGCAATAGATCCACGTACTTATCCTGCATTTACACTTTATCAATATCCTACAGATCCAACTTTAAATATTCCAAATTATCATCTAAAGATACGCGTTTGGACTGACAAAGAAGTACTTAAATTAAAACCAATGTCTGAATATTTTCTCAAACGAATTTCATCGGAAAATTTACAGTACAAGATTTTATGTCCTCCACGATGGGATTTTAATACATATCGAGTTTTTCTAGTTATTAATAACGACGTACAACGGCCTACGCTACTTGCAAACTTTCGTGATAACAATATTACCTTAGAGCTTTTCTATTACAAAGAACCTTACGTAATTTTCGATTTACATACTGATTCAGGTGAGTATGTCCGTTGGCTTTTCCGCTATTTGGATAAAGAACTAATATTGCTATCGAATACATATTTTATAAAGCAGTAAAAAAGGAGTTTACGGGATATGGTTATAAAGAAATTAGGATGCTGGGGATATATGTTTAATTCAGTTGAAGGGATTGTGAATTATAGTCCATATCCAAAAGGCTTTTGGTGTTGGTATTTAGATGGTGAAGATAACACTTGGAAACTCTTTGTATACAATCCAGCCATAAACCCTCCTTCCATCGAACTTATAGCAATACTTTATGCAATCTTCAAATATTATTACTTACGCGATCGTTTGAGAGATTTTTATGCACTAATGGATCAAGTAGAGTTTCAAGTGAAAGTTTTTCCAAAAGACAACATGGTTGTTTATATAAATTACCGAAAAGAGTCAATTGGATATCCTATATCCTTAATTAAAACACAATATATCAATATCGATTGGGAAGATAATTACGGATTAGATCCCGCACATATGCAAATTCCAAGTTCACAATTGGATTATCAAACAGTACGTGGATATATTCCAGTTACAACTCCATATCCAGCAACTCCATCGTTTGATTGCGAATCTGAACTCGCATTCCTTTATACATTTATTGATACACATGCTGAAGAATTTGATCCGCAGGATGTTAAAGATAAGATTTGCAGCTTTTTACGTGTGTTAATTGGACAAAGTAGAGATGCAGTTATTGCAGACCTAAAGTTTGCAGTTGATAAAGCTCCAGATGCTGCAACAAATGCAATTAAAGAACTATATACAATGCTTGAAAACTATCCATTAACTCGTGCGGTAGATGTATATTTGACATTTGATAAAGAAACAATGGCTTCAGTTGTAGATGCATACGTTCGCAATCTAGGATTTACTTGTAACTCTGATATTTTTGTAGTTGCAGTAAATAACGTTGGAGCATCACAATTAGTTTCATGCTTGCCCCAATTACTCGAAATAGAGGAAGGTTCCGAAATTGTTGATCTGCTAAATACTATTGCGGCAAATAAAGGGGTAGACGTAGCAGCTGCTTCATTAATTGAAGCATGTAATATGCTAAAGGCTGGGCATGGTATTAATGAAATCCTAGCATATTTAAATGATCAAACAACCTAATTTATAGCGAAACTAAAGGTTGGGGAGCCTTTTAATGGCTCCCCAACTATTTTTACTACATCTTTTCGGAGTTGAAGGTATGAGTGTAATCCAAACGCAACATCTCAACTATCGCTTTGATATAAAAGTAAAAGTTTATACTGAAGCTGGAACATGGGATTTTTCCGATTTTCTAACTCACCTTGTAATTGAAGAAGGAGAGCATCTACTAACCTCATTTGTTGTCTTAGAATTTTACGGTCCTCTCGAAAAATTTTATAAAGCAAAAGTCTTTAAGTATGATGAGATTTATGAAGTTGAGGTAAAACTTTTTAACGATCAACATCAATTGGTTGACAAATTTAAATACAAGTTATTTCCTAAGAAATATGACACTGATTTATTCAATCACGTCCCAAAAGAAAAAGCAACATCTGATGAAAACATGACAAAATATGCCGTTGTTAAACATACAGTCTTTTGTATGCCGTATGGTGCAGATGGATACTGGGCATGTTTTGCAAAAATTTACGAAAAGAAAAAATATAAAGAAATTTTCCAAGACTTTATATTTTCCGAACTCAAAAAATATCTCAAGTTAAATCAAAAGGAAATTGATAAAGAGAGAAAGAATAATCAAAAATGGGAGCAATTTTTTATCCCATGGTGTCAAATTAAGAATGCAATTGCATTTGTTTTGCAAGCAGGTTATGGTGATAAATCTCCCTATACATATTACTATGATAATACTGGATTCAGATTGTATAACATAAAAGATCGATACAAAAAGAAAAAGAAGAAGATATACTTGTATCCAATATATCAATCGCAATGGGCTGATTTTAAGGAAATGTTTATTACTGATTTTTCAATTGAAACAAATCCTGACTTTAAACTCATGTTTGGCGGAAAGAAAAAGGAGCCCTTTAAATGGATTGGGTATTCTCGATTCAAAGAAGCAACAACAAAAGTTAAAAACATTGATTATCTAAAGGGAGAAAAATACTTCAAGAAAATCTACACGAAGGCTCAATATCCAAAATGTATAACTCGTCATTACTTTTACAAGGATATAAATTTATGGGCAGATTTGAAAAATGTAAGAATGCAATTTGTGAAACTAAATGTTACAGCAAACCGTTGGAAAAAATTTGAGGATTTAAAACCCTATAAATATATCTGGCAAGTCAAATTTACAAATGAAAAACTAAAGGATTTTGATGGCGATTACGTAATTGCAGGTTTACGACTTACACTAGATCGTCGTCATCAACAAACTCTACCTCGTCTAGATTTAACTTTTAAGAGGGCAATAAAATGAATTTAACGCAAGAAGAAATCGTAAAGGAAATATTGAAATGTAGACAAGATCCGCTTTACTTTATCAAGAAGTATTGTAAAATACCTGCTCCTGAAGGAATCATAAAAGTAAAACTCTATCCAAAACAGGAAGAGATTATAAAATCCTGTCTTAATGATCACTATGTAATTATCCTTGGTTCAAGACAAACTGGTAAAACCACAAGTATTCAATTATTTACACTATGGCTTATGCTCTTTTATCCAAAGTATCAAGTTGCAATAACCTCTCGTTCTTCAAAAGCAATCGTAGATTTCATTAGAGAAATAATGGACATATATCATCTTTTACCAGATTTTCTCAAATTTGATAAACTTGTAATTGACAATGTTTTCGAAAAAGTTTTTCCAAATGGTTCGATAATTAGAGGAGTTCCTGTTAATCCACAGAATCCGGAAAATGCTGGTAGAGGTTTAAAGGCAGATTTTGTAATAATTGATGAGGCAGCATTCATCAAGGGAATTGACAAAGCATTTACTGCGTTAAAACCAGTTACCTCTCGTAGACATCTTAGACTTAAAAAAGCAGGACTACCCTATGGTATTGCAATTATATCTACTCCCAATGGTATGTATGGAATTGGTGAATGGTTTTATAAAATGTGGGTTGGTGCATTAAATGGAGAAAATGGATATAAACCTATTAAATTCCACTGGAGGGACGTACCAGAATACGATGAAGAGTGGTTTAGAGAGCAAACAAAAGATATGTCCGAAAGAGATATCAATCAAGAATATGAACTGGTATTCTACGGTTCTGAATCCGCATTCTTCCCAGACTCCATCATTGAAAAACTACAAAGAGAAATTGGAAAACATAAACCAATTTCTGAGCTAAAACTACCAAGAGGTTATCTAAAACTCTATAAACCACTAGATAAAAATAGACTGTATTTGATAGGATGCGATCCTGCAGATTCTGGACAGGATTATGCTGCACTTGTAATTATTGACTATGAAAGTGATGAAGTTGTAGGAGTATTTTACTCAAAAGAAATTTCAGTTTCCGAATTTACTGAAAATGTATTGTATCTAGCTCAATACCTTGAAAACAGTCTCATAATTTTTGAAAACAACGGAATTGGTAAAATGGCAGCTCAAGTATTATATCAAGCAAATCTAGCCCATAGAATGTACATTCCTTATGAAAAACGATATAGACGCGATGCATATAAACATGCGGGAATCTCAACCAATCGTAGTACTAGAAGATTAATGCTTGACGCTTTATATCACTATGTTGTAAACAATTGGAATAAAATCTATGACTCAATGGTTCTTTCTCAGCTTGCTGCATTAGAATATAAAGGAGACAAAGTACAGGCTCCTAGCAATATGCATGATGACCTTGCAATGGCTTTAGCATTTACTCAATATGTGAAATACTATGGAAAAATCGAAGACTATCTAACTACACTTGGAATTAAAAAAGAGGAAGTTCTTAAGAATCTAGAAATGCTAGTTGAGTTTAACCAGGATAAAGTTGAAAATACAGATAATTATCAATTTGAAAATCCAATTTTAAATATTCTTGCATCAGATATACAAAGTAAACAAGAAGCATCTAGTACTTTTGACAAAATTTTTGAGGAACCGGTTACATGATAGATTACGCTACAATTAATATCGTTGTAATACCTATTGGGATTTTGACACGTGAAGATAGTATTATCTATATTCCGGATCCTGAAAATCCTATAGACTGGAAACCTTTTTGGGAAATTCTATTAAGGCAACATAGAGATATTTATGACGAAAATTTACTTCGAACGGTTACTTACAATCTCTTTGAATTCTACTATAACTTCCTGAAAGATTTAGGCGTGCATAAAAAGTATATTGATGTCAATCATGCATTTTTCAATATGGATGAAAGTTTGCAAGTAGGCTACATATTACATCTATTTGAGCAATACTTTTTTAACATTCAACAAAAAACCAAAGCTGTATATGAAATGGAACGACTTAAAAACTTTGCGCATGACTTGGTGAATGCATTAAATGGAATTTATCAAATATATAATGATGGAGCCGATTACTTTACATATTTGAAAGCATACAGAGCATTGGTTGAGCAAATATATGCTATCGATATTGCAATTGGACAGTTTTGGGCATTAAATCAAGCTCTTCTTAGTTCATGGCTTTTTAAAAGGCCTTTTGAAGATCACTTTTTCAAAAGGCAAATTCTATTTAGAAATGCTACTCATTTATTTTTAATTAGTCCCTTGTTTAACGTAACGCATAATATGCAAGTGGCATGTTCATTTTTCAAGAAGACCCGTAAATTAAATTTTATAAAGCTTGTAACTGATAAGGAAGATACATATTATTACAAAGGGTTGCTTGCAGATTTATATGATAACTTTGTAAATCCGAGTTATGTATTTTCCGCAGTTGCCGATACATATGACATTGATGACTTCTTCAATATTGACAATTTTGATACTCGTATTTATTTAACTAGAGAAATCGATTGTTGCTAAAGAAAACTATAGCATAAAAAAAGGTAGTAGACGATGGAAGGAAATAAGCCACAAAATATACAAGGGTTAGATAGTTTACTTAAGTCTTTTGCGAGTATTTTTAAGACTTTTCAAATAAAGAGTACTCATGATTATCTATTAAAAGGTATCCCTACATTTGAAGTTAGTGCAGGATTAACCGATGCTTCAAAAACCATCAGTGAATTGAATTTGGGTTCTCAAAAAATTCCCGTTAAAGTACTTAATATTGCCGAGGCGTTAGGAAATAAACTTGCAAATCCAATTCATTCGAGATTTACCAGTCTCGATCAATTACGTCAAGTTTCTAAGGTATTTGAAACTGGTGCATATTTTCATGCTGCAAATCCTCTTGATATTGGATCTGCAGCCATCTTTGCCGTTGCAAAACTGTTTAATGCAGCTAACTTTGCGACTGCTGAACTTGCTCCAATTATCAGCGATATAATCCAGAAGACTGACAATACCTTCTTACAAACTTTACTTACAACACTATTTCATGGGCTATTACGAGCCCATGAAGCGCAAAAAGTAAGCACTACGGAAAAATACCTAAGAAAGATAACCGATGTTATCACAAAAACCTATAGTGTACTTACTGATTTATTCACCTTTTTAAAGAGTAAGTTTGATGAAGTAATGTCTCATTTTATCAACGATATGGATTCATTTTGGGCTGCATTAATCTCAGGAGGATCTTTCTTAACTCCCTTTGTAAAATTATTAATTGGTCCTCTAAAGGAAACAGTTGCTATAACCACTAAAATTGCCCTTGAATCTCTTAAAAGTATTCTAGGTAAACCCTTTGAGCGTCTACTTTTGAAATTTATCAGTCCTAAAGAAAATCCTCAAGTTAAAAAGCTTACTGAAATTCAAAATACACTTGTTAATATTTTAGAGGCAACTGAACAAGTAGCTTCTTTTTTAGAGGCCGGTTTAGGAGTTTCAGTACCTGGCGCTGAAACACTAAGCAAAGTAAAAGAGAAACTAACTTCTCCTGTAATTAATCCTGAAACTTACATTCAGCGTAAAGTACAGGAAACCGCAACTAAAGCGACATCAAAAGTAACAAGTCTGTTAAGTAAACCTATAGAAGCAGGCTTTACAGGAATTTCTGGAAAAATTCTAGGATTAACACTTGCAGGAGTTGGTGCTGCATTTGGTTTATCTGCACTAAAAAAGCATTTTGAGTCAGAGAAAGTAGAAAGAACTATAAAGCCTGAGGAAGAAATACGAGCATTTATTGCTAGACATCCTATTCTCGAAAGAAGTATTAATATCATTAACAAATTCACATCTACAATTGACGAGGGACTACGTTCTCTTAAAGCCTCATTACTAAACTTCTTTGAAAAACAACGCGAAATTTACAAGGAGTTACCTTCTTATAAAGCTATTGAAGAATCTTTAGAAAAACGCGTAGCACAAGTAGAAACTCAACTAGATAAGTCGATTAAAACTATTCAGTTTACTACATATTCAACAGTTGAAAAGATTACACTGCTTGGAGAAGTACTAGCATCCTCTATCACAAAGTCTCAGGAAGAATTTAAACAGTATAAACAATCACTTGTTGAAATTTTAAAGGATACTGAAAAATCATTTTTCACAAGAATTCTTTCAACTACTCTATCAATTGCATCTCATTTAAATGAATTCCAAGCGCGTATAACAAAACGTCTTGAATCAGTTTTTATTAAAGCAGACGAATTGTATCGTAAGGTTGAAAGTTCCTTTGTTGGGCGTTTAGTTAAGACTACAATATCTGAGTTAGAATCTGTTTTAAAACCAGCTACGACTTACATTCAAGAAACTTATGATAAAACTCTTGCTTTACTTATCAAAATTCAAGCTGAAAAAATCCAAGAGGTAACTAATCAAACTGTAAAATCAATCGTATCCAGCTATAATCGTGTTGCAGCATATGGTGAATACTTCTTTACTAAACTAGACAAGTTTATAGATACAAAAGTATTGCCATTTCTAAAAGATACTCTTATTTTTCTTACACTCGGAGTAAAGTATCTTAAAGTAGCATATCCAGATTTAAAACGTAGCACTATCGAATTTATTCATAAACTTAGCAGGACAACCATTTCTGCATATACTACCTTAAAAAGTAGGCTGGCAAAAATTTACAAAGATTTCAACATTGTTAAAGCTACTTTCTTCAATAAGTATTTACCGAAAATTGCTGCAGAATTTAAATCTACAACCATTTCACTACATAAAAACTTTGTAGAGTTAAATACTGAGTATCTAAAACATACTGTTGCTAGTTTAACTAGATTTTACCACGGGCTTTCAAGTACATGGTATTCTCTCCAAAAGAAACTCACAAATAATGTAAAAACATTACTATCGCAATTTACCAAGCAAAATATACAGCATACAAAAACTCTTCAAAAAACAACTCAAGTATTTATGCAACATACCTCTACGTTGTGGAAAAAGATTTCGAGTTTAACTGGTAAATTTTACAAAGATTCCGATTTACAATTTAAGCAACTTATTCGTATAATCCAAGAGAATTTAAAAACATTAAGCAATCATGTCGTTACCTATATAAAAACGCTTCTTTCCAAAACTGAATCTCTTTTTAAAAGAGTATCTGAAAAGATAGAACAAACATTTTCATTTGTCAAAAAATTTATTACTGGATTATTTAAACGAGTTTCCGGTTCAGTTCCAAGTATAATCAAAACAGTATCTTCCTTTTTCAAAAGTCAATCTGTGGATTGTAAAGCAGTTTATAAAGATACTTTTTCTCAGGTTCGTAATTACATTGAGAAAGTCTCAAGTATGCAAACTAAAACCACAAGAAGTCTTTTTGAAACTTTTGCACATAAAATACATCTTGCTACAGATAAACTTGATAAATATACAAAATCAACTGTCAATGTAATTACTCGCATCATTCAACACTTTGCAACAAATCTTACGAGAACAAAGGAATCTATTCCTGGGTTTATTCAAGAGAAATTACGCACACTTGAAATATTAAAGCGGAAATTAAGTCTTTATGAGACAACTAGAAAAAATACAGTTTCCGAGAAGACAACTCAACTCCTGTCCTCTCTAAATAAAAAAATTGATAAACTGGTTGCTATAGAATCTCGTGTAGTTAAGAATCTAAAATCCGTACTTTCTAAACTGATATCCTCTGGCTTCAGCTTATTTAAAAAAGCAAAAGGACTTTCTCTTACAGATATTTTTACTGGTATTGGATTATATCATGGTGCAAAGACTATTTTAGGAAAAACAAGAGCATTAATTGGAGCTGGAGTTAATTTAGGGAAAAATGCTGTAACTTCAATTGCTGAAGGTATTACAGCAAAAACTGCTACATCTAACGTAAGCAAAACTATTGGTAGCCGAGTAGTTTCTATTTTCTCAGGAATTGGTAAGACTGCAACTGAATTTGGAGCACGTGTTCTTAGTTCTGAATTTGTACATACAGTTGCAACTGGAGCTGCAAATATTCTAACTAAAGCTACACCTGCAACTGCTGCAATTTCCGCTTTAGCTCTACTGGGATATCTAGGATACAAAAAATACAAAGAACTAAAAGAAAACGAGAAATCTAAACTCCAGACTGAAAAAGAAAGTAAAGCATCCAAATCAAGTGCTAAAACTGAAGAAGAACGTAGCATACATAGTAAAAAGGAAAATGAAATATCCAATGTTCATTTTAAAAACATAGCACATGAAGCTGAAACACATACTTTGCATAAACACCTATCCCATATAACAAACGAAACTTTAAGGACTCTAGGGTATAATACACTGCCTGTTCCTGCAAAATCTGAAAAGGAAAGTTCAATTGCAAATACTGAGCTTCCAGAAAAACTTACTACTCTTAGTAAAACTGTCAATCAACACGTAAATACAACTTCTGCAGTTGTAAAAAGTGAAAACGTAGTTGTAGTAACTGAATCTAAAAAAGCCTCAAAATTAAATACACTTTTAGAAAACACAACTAGACCTATTTCAAATATTGAAGAATATTGGATGCTACAAAACATTCCAGAAACTGTATCAATGTCAACACGTAACATCTCTGCTGAAAAACTCAAAGAGATGTACACTGATAGCTCTAAAATTAGCAAATACTTTAAGGAGCTTAAAGACTATATTACCAACTTCTTTAAACAAAGTACTTCCAAAAATGCTCCAGTTGTTGCTCCTGTTATGAACAACGTATCTAATGCAACAAATACTATCATCAATAATACAACAATCAAAGGAGGTTTAGATACTTATTATCCAGATAGTACCTACACTGGATTCTAAGTTAGTAGAAAAATATAAGGAGGTAACAATTGCCTGGACGCAAATCTAAACAAAAAGGAAAGTATTTTGAAGAGCAAGTTGCAAAATATTTTCGTCAAGTACTTAATGAAACTCGAGAAAATATTCACAGAGCATTTACATCAGGAATTAGCAATATTGAAAAAGGAGATATCGTATTTACAAATTATAAAATTGTTGTTGAGTGCAAAAATCATTCAACATTTAGCTACTACGATATCTTTCCAAAACTATCCAAGCAACTTTTCAACTACTACAAGTCAATTGAAAAATACAGAGATCACCTAAAGATTCTTGCAATCAATAACTCTTCCAATAGAAAATTCAAGCCACTTGCGGTACTAGATAAACTAGAGGTCGATAGGTTTATTAAAGAGGGAGTCTTAAAAGACTCCCTCTATTTATCTCCATACATTATTACTCATTATTGCAGCAGATGGTTTTTCGTACAGGATCTTAAAGTATTCATCACATTTATCAATTTTGAGAAATTGCATAAATAAATCTTGAATCTATGAAAATAAAAAAAAGGAGGTAAATTGGCATCATGCAAAGCGATATGAATCAAAAACTGCTACTTGCGGAAAAGTTTTTCTCAGTGCAAGGAGAATATCCACGAGTTGGCTATCCATGTGTATTCTACCGTTTTTACAAGTGTAATTTTAAGTGTCCTTTTTGTGATACGATGAAAGATGGGTTTCTACCTTATACAAGCTATAGCATCAAAGAGCTTGTCAAGGAATATGAAGAAAAATACAAAGGAATTGGTATTACATTTACAGGTGGAGAACCAGGATTATTTGCGTCGAGTATCTACAATTTCTTAAAGGCAATTCCTATTATAATTCCGTATGTGATAATTGAAACCAACGGTACTTTTTTAAAGCAAGAAAATATTGATATGCTATACTCATGCTCGCATCTGGAAAAATTTTTCATCACAGTGTCTCCAAAATACTACATGTACAAAGATAATCTTGAGAAGTATTTTGAAAGCGAGTATTATAAGAATATTCTCGAATTTTTCAAAATTGAAAAAGCAGTATATTTAAAACTTGTTGTTGATCCACAATATCCACTAGAATTCTTCAGGAAAATTGTAGAAGACTTTATTCATGCATCGCCTTTTGAAAACTGGAGAATTTCTCTCATGCCTTTAACTGGAAATGATGAATTGCATGAACAAAGCGTTGCATATATAAAAGAGCTTATTTTGACTTACTACATTGGATTTTCACCGCGTATTCATCTAACCTACAGATTTAGATAAAAAGAGGAGGTTTATACATGTCTCAGTATTATCCGAAAACTATACATAATCATATTTTCGACTATGTCGACGTTGGAGCGCAACAAATTGCTCAAATTGCAGAAAATTTTGTAAAGGAAAATTATGTGTCAAAAGAAGATATCATAAGGTTTTTCAAAGAAAGTCTCTCAAATTTCCTACATAGTGCTGGTGTAGAAATGACTCCACTTCGTAAAGATGAAAAGAAACTCCTGAATTTCATTACATCAGGAAAATTCACCGAGAGACTTAAAAAATTTGTTAACTATATAAATTCAAGTCCCTATTTAAAACACACTGGAATTTTTATAGACTCAGGCGGTTATCAAATTGCAATCGGTATTATTCCTAAAAAAGCAATACTTGAATATGCTCCACGTTACCTACAGTTTCTAAAAGAAACTGATGATTTCTCAATTGCATTCTCAATGGATATTCCTGCAGATTATCCAATTGTAAATAATGTAAATGAACTCTATACTCTCAACTCTTATACAACACGTCTTATCTTTGAATACGGAATTGAAGACAAGATAACCTATGTCTACCATTTTAGAGGAAAAGGTTTAAATTATATTTGGAATCAAATTATGCAAAAATACAATGTGTTCAAGTATATTAATAAGTATGCTATTGGTGGTTTTGCATCGCATGGGAAAAAGCCAAACATTCCATTTCCAATGTACATTCCTCAATTTGTAAACGTACTTGGAAATGCAATAAAATCTAAAAATCCAAAATTACCAAAATTCCATTTTCATATCCTTGGAGTTTCAGGTTTTGCAGATTTTATGCAAGGTATTCTTATTGCATTAGCTTCTCGAGAATTCCATAATATAGAAACTCATGTAACCGCAGACTCAAGCAGACTATTTACTCAACTTGCAAGAGCATATCAAGTTGAAATCTTTTTAGAAAATAAACTAGGTAAACTTGAGTTTAAAAGCAAAGAGTTACATAAACGCAACAAATTCTTTAACAAAAGTAACTACGAATTATGCATGCAATGTATAAATTACTTAAATGAGAAATACAATTTCAAACTACCAACTACATTCAAAGTATATGATGATAATGGAAAAATCAACAAAATCTTTTTAAATGCACTTATCCTCTATATGATGAATAATTGTCAGCAACTTATTGCGCATCTAATAAATGAATGCAAAGAACTTATAAACTACTACAAAACCAGACAGAAATCAAAGTTTAATATGAAAGTCCGAGAAATTTTCAAAGAGCTTGGAATGTCTCATAGTTTTTATGCAAATTTAGATTACTGGGGAGGTTTAGAGTTAATCGAAAGTCTAAATATAAATAGAGCACATCAAATATTAAATCGCCTATATGACGATTTTGAGGTATTTAAACGTAAACTAGCTTAAGGAGGATTATAAATGCTTCAGCTTCTCAACGAACAAAAAATTCTTGAATTCATGCGCGTTATTTATCACAATACCGAAAAAATAAATAGAGCAGCTTTATACAAATTCCAAACAATCCTAGAGTTTTTCAAAAAGTCATTACCAGAACCTCATCTAGATTTTGCCCTTGAAGTTTTACAACTCTTTTTCGAAGGGAAATCTTGGAATGAAATTTTCGCCACTCTTGAATTTAACCCAGTATATGTTGATTATATTGCAGCTTTAAAACAAAAACCTTCACTCTCTTTATCCGAGTTTTACGTATACATTGAAAAATTCTACAAATATATACGTATAAAGGAACACATTCAGAAAATTACACAGTACTCTCTTAACATCGAGGAATATCTCAATAAAAACATTGAACAAGCATACCAAGAATTCAAAGCATTAGGTGAAAAGTTATTCAACACACTTATTGAACTTGATAAAAATGAAAATCGTCAAGCATCAAATATATGCAGCGAAAATGTTCATGAAATCTTAGAAGCCTTTAAAAATTACTTACAACATGAGCTTCTTATTGTAGAAACAGGATATCCTGCTTTAGATGCAATTTTAAATGGCGGTTTGCATGGAAAACGACTATATAATTTTGTAATTCCATCAGGTTCTGGAAAATCCACATTAATGATTAACTTAGTTAGAGAAATTGCATATACGTATCCAAATTCAGAAACTCGCAAACGCTTTGAATTAAAGCATCCTGATAAAATTCCAACATTATACTACTTTACGCTTGAAAATACTGAAGAAGAAACCTATCATCGATTATTTTCATGTGTTGCAGAAACATCAATTCAAGGTATAAACGATATTGATAAAATATCCAATTCTTTAACTGAATTCTTCAGTCATACTCCAGTAAATATTGCTATAGTATATATGCCCGCAGGTTCGGCAACTGTCATTGATTTAATCTCATACATTGAAAAACAATTTATTAAAAATTGGAGGCCACTTGCAATCTTTGTAGACTATTTATTGCTTTTACGCTCAAGTAGGCAATATGAACAACGTCGTTTGGAATTGGGACAAATAACTCTAGAATTGAAAAATATGTCAATTTATTTTGAATGTCCTGTTATATCGGGGTTACAAGTTAAAAAAGATTCTATTGATGCTAAAAAAGGTTTATCATTATCAGCTATCAAAGAATCATCTGATATCATCGATCATAGTGACTGTATAATTGGAGGTTGGCAAGCAGTACCTGGAGAAATCTTACGACTTAAAGTATTAAAACAACGTAATGGTGCATCTAATGTATACGTAGATTTCAATATAGATTTTTCGAAGTTTAGGATTTATCCGCAACATATTAAAACAAACTTTAAGATCGGTACATCTACTACTAGTACTTCAAGTTCAACACCTACAGACAATAACTCTAAAAACGAATCTGTTGATTCTGCAGAATCCTTAATAGAGCAACTACTCTAAAACAAAAACCAAAACTGGAGGCAATTGCAATATGCTTTCTAAAAGAGACTACGAAAAGATTTACGAATTACTCGAAAGCAAAAACGTATCCGATGTACAAGAGTATACCGATCCTTTAGATTTAAACGTAGATGAAATCTTGGCTGAGATTCCAAGTGAAAATAAAAAATTTGTAAAAAGCCTTGCTGATAAAGATCTTGAATTCGAAGATGTGGATTTAGGTTGGGATGAAGTTTCTGAAGATGTAATTGGCGAATATTTACAAGAATCCGATGAAATCGATGCAATTTTCGGTGACGAATTATCTGAACTCGACGAGCTTACTGAAGCTCGTAAATGCAAAACTAAAAAGTCAAAGAAAGCTAAGAAAACCAAAAAAACTAAGAAAAGAAAGAAAAGAAAATTGAGCGAGTCTATGTTAGATGAACTTTTAATTGCAGAAGCAGAAGGTATCGATCTTGATTTTGAAGAAGCAGATAGCTTTGATGATTTTGATGATTTCGAGGAATTAGAAGCGACAAATGAAAATGAAGAAATTTTACCAGAGGATGCATTACCACTCGATGAAAGCGTAGATTTAGAAGCTCTCGACGAAACTGAAGAAGAAGACTTGAAAAACGTAATTGAAGCAGAAATTGGACCAATCGATGAAGCAATTCATATAATTATCAAAGAGGATGATGAAGATGAAGAAGAAGATGCTGACTATGATATAGAAGTTGAAGACATCGATGATGAAGATATTGAAGAACCTGAAGATTACGAAGTAGATGAACTTGAAGAACCAGAGGGCGTTGACGTATATGAAGAGCCAGTAGGTTATGAAGACGAAGTAGAACCATTAACAGATGAAACTCTTGAAGAATCTGAAGACATTTTAAGCACTGATCTTTTTGAAGATGACGTTGAGTCTTTAGAAGAAGCAAAAGAAGAATCTGAAGAAGAAGACTTAGAAGAAGACGAAGAAGAAGAGGAATCTGAAGACGAAGAGGACATTGACAGGGATCACGATGGAATTCCAGATATAGAAGAAGATCATGGAGAATTACCAGAGGATTTTGAAGGCGATCATGAGGATGCAGAAGAATGGGCTAAAGAGCACAAACATGAAAAATGCGAGGAATGTGAAGAAGAAGATCTAGAAGATGAAGAAGAGGAAGAAGAAAACGAGGAAGAAAACGAAGAGGAAGAATTGCCCGAATTAGAATTCGAAGAAAAATAATTCAAAGTAGTGGAAATTACGAAGGCGGGAGGGAACAATTCCCTCCCGCCTTCTTTTGCTAGTTTATTAAACTAAACCGGATGGATTCGATGATAGACATTGTAAATCGTATTCCTACCATTTTATACTCAACGTTAAATTCATACCTAATTGAAAATGATTTTATTCGAAATCCGGAATTTCCATACGTTGATTCTCTACTCTCTACAATCTACACTGCATATTTAAGAGAGTTTGATAATCTGCATTATAATCTAAATGCTGACTCATATTTCATATTTGATTCTATTTTTAGCATCTTACATGGATTTCCAAGTCTCGGATTTATCGTCAACAAAAGGACTCTGGAGTTATCACTCGTTAAAATAGAGGATTCATGGTTTATTCAAGATTGTATGGATATTGATTACAGCAATTATTATTATACCGCAAAGCTCAAGCAATTATTTGAAACGCAATGTAAATTTGTCTACGAATATCGAAATAACGAGTTTAATAGAATTTATTTTTTGACGTACATATTGTATGCTTTACAATTTAATAAAATTGATTTAATTCCGGGAATTCTGAATTCCTTTGCAAAATATTGCGCAAAAAGCGGTAGTAGTCTTGATATTTTATATCTGACGATGGCATGTTTAGTTTCATCAATTGTATATGATTATATTGGATCACCTTTGCAGATCCCTAGTACATTTTGGGAGTTATATAAACAGGTAACAAATCAAGTTTATTTAGAAAACCTTATTCAAAAGTCTAATTTCGATACGAAATATGACTTACTTGAATTCACAGTGCTCTACATTTATTTAATGTCTGGACGTTATAGTTTTCTTACAAAATACATTCATGATGCTTTAATTCACTACATGGTATAAGAAAAATGCTTTTACAAGTTTCAGGTTCCGTATGTAAAGCGGATAAATATTTTTATCCGCCTGTTGATAAATGCGAAACTGATTCAGATAACATAGATTACACCCAAATAAATCCCGGTTATCGTGTATTAATTAATGGTACTGGTTTAAATGACTTTGCTGGGCATGATAACGAGATTGCAACATACATTGGTAATTATAGATGGACATTTACAAAGCCAAATCCTGATGCTCTTGTAGTTTCAAAAGAAGACGAAAGCATTTATATCTACGATGCAGATACTAAAACTTGGAAAGTAATTTCAAGTACAAGTAGCTCAGTTACATATTATACTCCAGACGGTCGTATTAAGATTAACGAAAATGATCCAAGCTTAGATTATATTGCAAATAAACTTGACTCGAATTTCTTTGTAATTGACACCAATTCCTGGCAAATTCAAATAAATGAAGATATTCTTCATAGTTACACTTTTGATTCTCAATATTTTACTGTTGATTCCAATGGCAATATAAGTTTAGCTGTTGATTTTGTTGGGAAAGTAAAACTTGACTCTAACGATACACTCGATTATCTCGGAAATAAGCTGAATACCACTATCTTTACATATCAAGACTCAAAAATCTCATTAAACCCTCATGTTATCGACTCCAATTATCTTGCATACAATATAGATGCTGTAAATCTTCATTTTAATGCTGATAAAGTGGATTATTGTGATGTAAACGATAGTTTGATAACAGATAGAAATTTATGGACTGCACGTCAAATTCTTATCTACATTTTGCTACTTAATTAGAAATATTACTGTTGGGTTAGGAGACATTGATAGTTTCAACTCTTGTAACAACTGACGCAAAGACACTGATTGAAGTTCCTTCCGATTCCTTTTATGTACTAAACTTTTTAAGTGCTCAAAATATTGGTTCATCAAGCGCAACGTTAACAATTATGCTAAATGATTTAAATACTGGGAATCAAGGTTATATAATTCAGAATTATACAATGTGGGCAGGTTCCAATTTAATTATACTTTCAGGCTCTAAATTGTATCTGGAACCTAATACTCAAGTAGTTGTATACTCAAATAAAGACGAATATATATCTGTAACTGCATCATATTTAAAATTACCGAAAGTTGACTTTCTAGGATAATTTTACAATGTCATTTGTTAATCTCGATGTACAACAAAATTTAGTTGATTTACTAAACCAGATTATTAGTAATATTGCCGATATTCAAGTTTCTATTGCAAAAATACAAGATGACTACTCTTCAATTCTTATTCAGCAGCTCTCACTTTTGAAAACTTTTGCAAGTGCAGCAGAAGTTTTTACAACATACCATGATACGCTACTTTCCTTACAAGACTTCACAGACTGTGATAATCTAGATGCATATACTGGGAATGTAATCAAAACTATTCTTACCCAAAAGTGATATAATTTGCGATTTGAAAAGGGAAGGATAAAATGAGTTTCAAAGTTTTATTTGATAAGATTTCGCAAATTGTAACTACTTTACAAAGAACGCAAAATTTCCGCCGAATTTTTGTTGATTCGAGTGCAATAAACTCTGATGAAACAGGATATTCTACAAATCCAGTAACTGATATAAATACTGCTTTACTATATAGCAAATACTCAAATTATACTCAAATTATTCTCACAAATTCCTCGTACACAATTTCAAATCCAGATATTTATCTTACAGGTATTACTGAAATTGAAGCAGAAAACAAGAGTACACTTTATTTTCTAAAACCTCTAACACTTGGATACAATAGCACTCTTATTTTTAGAAACATTACGTTTTCAATTGATAAAGTAATTTTGAAATGTCAGGATTATAGCTGCATTATTTTTGAAAACTGCAATTTTATATGCGATACAACTGGAACTTTAATTGTAATAGACTCTGGCGTTATTCGTTTTCTTAATTGTACAGCATCTGGAAATTTATATATTGACAACAAAGGTCCTCTATTTGTCTACCGAAACACAAATATATCATACAATGTGACAAACTCAGATTTATTAAGCAAATTGGATGAATCATGAATATTACTTTAAAACCTTTTTTAACTACTGAAGAATACACTTTTGATTGTAATTACTCTGATAAAACACTGATTTACAAAGGATATCTAGAAAATCAGAATTTCTATGTACTTTCATGCTACATTACAGTTGAAAATCAAGATGCAAATAACGAGTTTATTTTGTACATAGAAGACAGTAACGGAAATTTACTTCAGGATATAGAAGTATCTGAGAAAGCTAGTATAAAAATAGATATGCTTATAAAAAAATGTCAACTCAGCGTTAAAGGTTTAGGTAAAGTTACAGTATCATTTAATAGAACTACAAATATCGTGGGGTAATTTTAAATGAAGCCTATAATTTCAAAACTTTTAAACCAAGCATACGGAATAATTGAGACACCTAAAAAACTCTACATATCTGGATTTGGACACGAAAAGGATACTTTATCTCCAATTTTCGGAGATTATTTAACTCAATTTGTACCGGAACAGTATCCATATTGTGGATCTTTTAACCGTACAATGATGTGTGATTTAGCAACAGGTTGGCCTGTATCAAGTTGGATATGCAATAAAAACTTATCTGACATTCGAAATGGGGTTTACTTAAGCAAATACGATGAATATGCATACTTAGTTTTACAAGCATCCAACAGAGGATTACGTGTTGCAAAATTACATCTTTCCGATGAATCTATTGCCGATGTATTTTATGTGGATACTGGAACAGGATATCCATATGCAGTAGTAGCTGGTGAAAATTCTGAAAAACTTGTAATTCTAGCTAGAAGAACTTATTACTCACAAGGATATCTTTTTACAATTAATAAATCATCGCTTACAGTATCCGCAAGTATAAATCTCGGAAACTACTCTTGTCCTCAATTTATAGCTGAAAATAATGGAAAAATTTACTATGCAGTAACTGGTTTTAATACATCCGGGCGTGTGGATATTAGAGTACACGATATTGCTACAAATACAAGTAGTATTCTTGCTACAAGAACTGGATCTGGATTTAGATGTACTCCAGAAGTTTCTCAACCAATCATTGATGGAAATAAACTTATAGGCTTTGTTGCAATTCCTAGTAATCCATCTTCCATTAGAATCTATAGGTATACAATAGATTTAGTTGAAGGAAAAGCTGAACTCAAAGAAACTGAAGCAGTTGCATTAAACTTAAAATACCTTTCAGACTATAGAAGGACTTTTGCATGCTACATAATTTCTAATTCCACTGGCAGATACTTATCCCTTATAGAATACGGTAATATTTCAGATAATGCTAGAATTTGGACTTGGAAGATAAATGACGACTACTCTTTAGTTTATAAGTCAACATTTGAGTTTAATACAAAATTAAATGCATTTATGCCGCTTGGAAAAACTTATCTAAATTTTGTAGCAACAAGTATTGGAACTCTCTACGTTTTAACCTTTACCGAAGAAGGAACCTATAAAGTTTTAGAAACTATGCCAATTAACTGTAGATCTGTAAATCAAGATTTACTTGGCAGAATTTGGGTAACTAGCGTTGACGGGCAAGTATACTTACTTTCTGATACTGCTCCTGCAACAATAGATATCAAAGTAACATCAAGTACATATGAATACACTGGTTCCTCAATTAATGCCACAGTTTCTGTATCTGCATACAACTGGCAAGGACAAAGAATTTCAATTCCAGTAAAAGTAGTTTGTGTAACTGATAATATTAGATTCTCCGACGGTTCTAAAGAAAAAGTGGTTACAACTTCTACAGACTCTGATGTAACAATCGACGCGGTAATTATCAAACCAGGACTTGTACAAGTGACTGCAATCTGCTAAAAAAATAAATAAGTAAGTAAAAAGGATTTAACACAATGTTTACCGCAACCTTTGTAGTTAAAGATAAACTTAATGCAAAATGCGATTCTCGGCAAGTGCAAATTTACATTGATAACATAACGTCTGATAATATACACTATGGAGTCTCAAATTTTTCTCAGTTCGTTATCTCCAGTGGTTATTATCATAATCAAAATGCTATAGCAGATAAAGCTACAGTATTAATAAATTCAAGTAAAATGCATTATTGTTCAGTATATATTGCTCCATTTCTCAAAAACTCAGTTGAAAATGCGTATGCATATATTGAATCCAGTGACATCAAGTTTAGTCTCTTAAAAAATGCAGATACAAATGTTATTTACAGCAAGGAGTATAAAATAAAGTACCTTTCAAGTTTAGATTACGCAAAGATTTTATCCAAAGTTTTCTTTGTCAAGCTAAATCAAACATGCAGTGTTACAATTATTGATAAAACCGAAAAAACCAATTTGTATACAAATAAAATCCTTGAAAAGATTATTAAACAAAAAGAAATTGAAGCTTTTATTGCGGAAAATCGTATTGATGAAATTTATTTGGATTGCAAAGATGTCCATTTAAATTTGCATTTTGCATTTTCAATTCCAGTTGCTCAATATTCGAGCAACTTTATGAAATTACCAAAAAATGGAAAAGTTGTGAAACATATTCCAGGTTTGAAGTACAATCCAGATACTGGAAAGCTTTCAGGAATTTACCTATTTACAAATCCACAAGTTTTATCTATTGAGTATGACAAATTTACATTAAACATTACACTTAAACCAAAGATTGTAAACATTGTGGAAATTTAAAAATATAGGGAGGCTTTTTACAAATGCCATATACTATTGAAGTTCAAGGAATTGTTGCCAGCATTTACGATAGTAACGGAAATGTAGTTTTGGTACAGTCTTTTAATCCTGAAACTGGAATGCCTTTTTCAGATTCAAATGAAGCATACGAATGGGCACAGCAATATGTTACACTCTTTCTAAACGATACAACAGTAACTATGCAAGATGAAGATGAATTTAGGCCATTGTTAAAAGTTTCATTTATCGATCCTGAAACTAAGCGTCCTATTAAACTTTGGTTACCAAATAAAGCATTTCAAGTTAAAGTTGAAATGTTAGATCCAACCTCTATGCAACCGATTCCTTTAACAGGTGTATACATTGTACCATATTTCAATTATGTTGATGGTTATAATGAAGGAGCATGTATAGTTGAAATTAAAAATGGAATTGGTATTTCAGATATTACAATTCCATATACTGGAATTTACACAATAAAACTCGATAAAGTATTGAATGCAAAAACAATGCAGCAACCTTCTCCGCTTCCAATTCTTGCAGATAATCCAATTCTAACAATTGTTGATAAGTTACCTTCTGATCCTGAAGCAATTTATGTTGATACTCAATCAAGTGATTCTAATGCAACTACAGATTCTAATACAACTACACTAGAGTCAACTACAGAAACAACTGCTGACTCTAATACATCACCCACAAGTGATTCTAATACTACAACTGACTCAAATACCGTAACTATTGTTGATTCAAATTCATCAAGTGTAACTGATTCAAATACTACAACTACTGTAGATTCTAACGCGTAAAGTTTGGGGGTCTTCTAATGCCCGTATATAAAAACATATCTAACCATGAAGTATTGTTAAATCGTGAACCTAATCAATCAAGTATATTATTGAAACCAGGACAAACAGTAACTACCTTTGCATACTACGATGATAAACCTGAACTTCAAAAACTAGATGATAAACCGGCAGTTCCAGCTGCAGTCTTCTCACAAAAAATCACGATTTACTCTGGTTCAAATGCGCAAGTAAATGTATTTCTGTACGATCTTATTTTAATCCACGTAAGCGACTATACTGAGTTACGTTGTAATGACGAAACGAGTACTCCATTAATTTTACCACCAAACTCTACATTTACATTACAAAATTATCAAAAGTTATTTTCAACATTGTATCTAAGTCCTGCTGAGGGAATTTCTCAAGTTACAGTAGTTGTAAATTGTCCGCATAGATACGTTGATGCTCAATACTGGAGGTAATTAATGATTACAGTTTTTCAATCGCCTTACCTTCAAGTGTTGTACGATGAAAATCAAAAAGCAGTAATTCTAACTGATCCTACAAAAACTACTTACCACACTTTTTATACACAATATTTGGATTTCGAATCGCTTAAAAAACAACTCACGGACTTTGCAGAAAGTATATATAGAAGTAAAATTGAATCTGCATACGAATATGTGATACAAGTATATCAAGACGTCATTCCAACTTTGACTCCCAATGAATTTGCATTATATTTTCAAACAATGGATCAAACTTATCTAGATAACTACATTAATTTTTTAAATACACTTCGCGGGCCTATTAAAACTATTCGTCCTATAATTGACTGCGAGCGTGGAGCATATTATATGCGTTTATTTTCTGATTCTATGGCATTTGCTAGTTGGTTTTATAATCTTTTTGGACTTGCACCTTTACATTTGGCTCATTTAGAAATACCAAAGGAAACTAAGATTCAGACATGTACCTACGTATATCTTAACGCGTTCTTTAATCCTATCCTTGATAAAATTTTAACGGAGTTGAAGAAATATGTATGAAAAACTAGTATTAATAATTGCTATCGTATGTATAATTTGCTATACGCTTATAAAAATAAGCGAAAAAATTTTACTGTACTGGCGTATATTTGAATCCTACTCACTCTTTAAACTCCTTTTGGAGGAGTACCTAAATTATCTGCTTTCATATAAATGGATTAAATACACTGATACTGAAAACGAGCTTACTCCTGAGGAATTCAAAAAACTTGAGCGCGAATTACTAGAAATCGTATATTCAACATTCAAAAATTCTCAACTTTGGAAAGATTTAGAGAAGTTTCTATCAACCGATGGAGTCATGTATCTAACAATGCTTTATGTTCATAAAGCCATTTTAACTAAATACGTTGTATCTGAACGTGAGGTATTATAATGAATCCGATACAGTTTCTTAAAAAACTTATTTACAAAGATGCAGTTCCAAACGAAGTAGATAAAATTTACCAGAAGCTAGCTTCAAAACTTGCAGATTTTCAGGTTATCAAATCAGCAGTTATATCACGAGAACTAGCACATCAACTTAAAAATCTGGAGCTTGAACGACTTTTTCAAGAAGCTGAAGAAACAGCTCCTTCTATTGAATCCGACAGGCAGCGTAGATATAAAGATTATGAAGACATTGTAAAAGACTTACCTCTTGCTTCAGCTGCACTCTCAATTTACAAAGACAACATTTTACGTCCAGACTTAAACTTCCAAAGCTTAATTAAGATAACAGGACCCGTTTTAGATGAACAACTTGAAATCCAAACTGTCTTAACCAATATCCAAAAAATAATTCGTACGCTAAAAATTGAAGAGTTACTTGATGAAGTAGTTGACGATTTCCTATTTTACGGTGATGCATTTATTGAAATTGAAGAGTTTGAAACTCTGATTCAACAATACAAACTAATTGATACTGCACAACAAATTGAATTATTGCAATCGCATAATACTTATTTCGAGTTTAAATTTGAAAACAATGAGTTAAAGTGTATTCGAGAAGCATCACGTTTAATAAAGGATAAAAACCTACTTGAAACAAACAAGGAATTTGATACCGTCGCGTTAGATAGAATAAAACTCACTCGTCATTCGCCTAAAAATGTAATAATCGTAAGAACCTTTGATCAAGTTTTAGGATACCTTGTGATATATGCATTAGGAGAACAACAAGTTGAGTACGGCGTTCAACTTGCATATCAACTCCTCGATGCATTATTTAAAGCAAACAATATGGAAAAAATTCGAAAATATATTGATGAAAATCCTGAAGTTGTAAATCAAATCGTAAGCTATTTAAATTCACATCTTAAAAAAGCAGGAAATGATAAGATAAAGGCAAAATTTGTACCAATTAATCGAATGGTACATTTTTGTAATAAGGATCAACGTTTTTGGCCTTACGGGGCATCTATCTTAGAACCTATTAGAAAGTATGCAAAGTATTTAATTGTTGCAATGAAAGCTCTCATGATATACCGTCTTACTAGAGCTTCAGAAAAAAGAGTATTCAAAGTTGACATTGGCGTAGACAGAGATGCTGCAAAATATATTGAGAAAATCAAGCAAACAATAACTCAACGTAAATATGCTTTGGACTTTGACGGTGACATTGACTCTTTAGTGTCTACAGTTACTTTATTTGAAGATTTATGGATTCCTATGAGACAAGGACAAGAGTTTGTACAAGTTGATATTATTCCAGGAGGCGATCTACAATCAAAAATTGACGACTTAAACAACATCAAAAACGATATAATTTCTGGACTAAATATGCCTCCTTCATATTTATCGCCAGAAGCATCTGAAGAATCTCGTTATACTCTAGCTCAGGAAAACGCAAGGTTTGCAATTAAAATCTTCAGATTGCAACGATATATCTCAAATGGTTTAAAGGATTTGATAGATAAAGTTTATAGTTTAGCTTTTGGATATACTCCAGTACTTTCTCAGTTTAACATTCAACTGTATCCGCCTCAAGAATTAATGCTTGAACGTATGGGTGATATTTTCGATTCTGTTTCTCGTATCATATCTACCTTTGATAATATTCCAAGCGTTCCAAAAGAATATCTTGTTAAGAAATTTGCACCATTCATTGACTGGAATGAAATCAGAGAATATGAACTAGAGGAGAAAATTAAACAACTCGAGAAAGCACAAAAAGAAGGACAATCCAATGAAGAAGAAACAGGCGGTCTTTTCTAATCCACTAGATACCTTACTTGAAATAAAATATGAAGTTCTACGAACAACGCGTCGATTACTTGAAGCCACTGAAGATGAAAATAAAACTGATGAAAAGAAGAATGAGGAAGGTTTAGATTTAGATTTAGAAGACACTGACGAGGAAAATATTGATACAAAAGTTACTCTCACAGAATTTCTTGCAATTCGCTATCTGAAAAATACAATCGACTATCTTATATTGGTAGTCGATTTTTTACGTACGCTTTATGGTGATGAATTCAATCAGTTTTACCTTAAAGTTTTAAAAGTGAAAAATTACCTACGAGATTTCATTTTATACATTGATTCATATGAGGAAACCGAACGTAAACGGATATATAAAGCCTTTAGATATGTATTAATTAACATTATCAATGAATTAATCAAACTACTTGAAGCACTATAAAAAATTGAGGGTGAAGATGAAATTATACCATGATCTTTTAATTATTGATGAGAATCAAAATGTATATTCGTTGATGCTCCTTACAGAAGACGATTCAAAAAGCGAACAAGAAACCTTCTTGGATAAACTTTTAAACAAGTTAAAAAAAGAAGCACCTGAGGAATTTGAAAGTTTAGCAAAGAGTGTTAATGTAGATACTACAACACTTGCTGAATTAAAACAAGCAGTAAACAAGAAAAACGTATTTGTAAAAATTGTCTTTTTCCTCAAAGTTATTGCTAAGTGGTTAAAGGTTACTATTTGGGGCAACATTAAAAAACTTATCAAGAAATTCTGGGATTGGTTTAAGGATTTACCAGGCGTTAAAACAGTTGTAGAAAAGATTGCTTCCTGGCTTAAAAAGAATGAAAATGAAAAAGCCTCTTTTGTAATAGGTGGAATTGAGTTTACCTGGAAAGAAGTAGCAGTAGGTTCTGCGTTTGCATTTATACTTGGTGGAATTGTTGGTCAGTTAATAAAGCGCGTTAAAAAGGTAGTTGCTACAAAAGAAAGTATAGAACCAAAAATTTTACTATTACGTGAAACAGATTTAGGTTCCGAAAAGAAACGCTTTAAATTACTCGGAAAATTACCAGATGCATTATATGCACTCATCAATGTTTTAAAAGATATCAAAGATGCTGCATATAAAATGATTATTTCAGGTATCGCAGTTGTTTTTGCATCGTTTATCTTGATGGCTGTTTTAGCTCTCTTAAAGAAACCTCTTTGTGCCCTTGCAAATAGACTAGTTAAAAGTAATAGCAAAATCTTTCAAACCCTAGGTAACTTCATTATCTCTACCATGGAATTTATCGATGATAAATTAAAATGTAAAGGCTCCTTTAAATGTGCTACTTCATAATAAATATCAATCGGAGTTAATCAATGCAAAATGACAATAATTTACTGATAATATCCGAAAGCGCTTATTTTCCAGAAGACATTCGGATTTTAAAAGAAGAAAAGTCAAAGTATGATGATACGTGGACTGTTACATTTGAAACTATTTTGCAAAAACTAGATGTTCCAAATCAAAATAATCGTGTATATACAACTCGTCTATTTAAGGAAATCTGGGATAGTCAAATTGTTCCAAAACTTAAAAAGCGTCATTTATATGGAGAGTTAGGACATCCAATTGAAGGATACTCAAATCCAGAAGATGCATTAGCAAGACAAATTACTATTCATCCACCTTACATGTCACATATGATTTTGGATATGAAACTTGACGGGCAATACATTAGGGGAACTGTTAAAACTTTATCTACACCATATGGACAAATTGCTACAAGAATTCTAACTATTGATAAGGGAACATTAGGTTTTTCTTTAAGAGCAGTCGGTAAACCTGTACCTCAAGTTCTCAATGGTAGAAAAGTATACGTTATACAAAAACCGTTTATCTTTGTAACATACGATATGGTTGTTAACCCAAGTAATCCTGCAACTATATTTGATTATACGCAAAATAAAAACTTATCTGAAACCGCAATACTTAAGGAAACCAGAACTTTAACTTCTTCCAGAGGACAAAGTAAAGTTATATGTTTAGATAACATTTGTGTAATTAATGAAAATATTAACAACTTGTTTAAACACGAATATTTAAAACAACTTTTCGAATCTGCAATCGAAAAACTCTAGAAATTCAAAGGAGGAGTTTTACATGTCCGCAATCTTAAATTCTATTGATGACGTAAAGTACTTACTTAGAGAAACTTACGAAGATATAAGAGCTGCAAAAGGATATGTTGTACAAAGAGATTGGCCTGCAATATTAAGTGAACAAGAAACTTTTGAATTGTATGTAAGAGGATTAGCAGAAGGATTGTCTGAACAAGACAGAGCAATTTTTGAAAAACTTGCTGAAAATACTAGACAAGCATTATTACTTGAAAACTTTGCTGGACAAATTTCTCCATGGCAACAACTCGTTTTACCAATATTAAGAGTATTCTTCCCAAGATTAGTTGCTAAAGAAGCAGTAACCGTTGAACCAATTGACAAACCAACTGTTGTTAAATACTTTATTAAAGCAGTAGTTAAAACACTTGCTGGAAAAGAATACAACTTACCATTATATGGTGAAGGTGCTCCATTTGTATCTACTGGACCAGAAGTACCAGTAGATGTAGCATTAACATTTGATGCAACATCTAAAACTGCATCTGGAAATATCAAAGCTCTTGCTGGAGTTAAAGACTCTGAATCTACAATCAATAGAGATCTTAAAATCGTAAAACTTGTATCTACTAATAAACAAGAAGTTGAAGGCGAATGGACACCTGACATTGAAGGAAGAATCGTAATAGAAGTACAATACGATCCTGCAGATCCAACAACTAAAGACGTTATTACAGGTTATGTAAACTATGCAACTGGAGAAATCTTCTTACAATCTAGCACAGGACAAACTGCAAGCGTATATATTCAAGCAACAGTATCTCTTGAAGCAAATGACGCATTAAACGAAGTTGAACTCAAAACTGTAAAACTTGAAATTAATGCAAGAGATCAAGGACTCAAAACCAGATGGTCCGTAGAATTCGAGCAAGACTTAAAAGCTTTACTCAACCTAGATGCTAAAGCTGAAATGGTAGCAATACTTGGTGCGCAAATTGCAACTGAAATTGACAGAAAAATAATTAATGAACTTATAACTGCAGTAACAAGACTTAATCCAGCTGCACAAGATACATTTAGCAAAACTCCACCATCCAACTTCGCTTTCGGTCCAAAACAATGGTATGAAAACATTGTTACCAAGTTAACTGAACTTTCCGCATTAGTATATGATAAAACACAAATTGGGCCAGCAAATGTAATCCTTGCAAACCCACTTGATGCATCTGTATTACAAGCTTTAGGAACTTATACAAAAATTGGTGGAGTTGTAGATAACGGAGAATTACAAAACGGAGCTTACGAAATCGGGCAATTAAATGGAAAATGGAAAGTATTAGTATCTTCTAACGTACCAAAAGGTAAAATGATATTAATTCTTAAATCCAACAATCCAAAAGAAGCAGTATATCTCTATGCACCATACGTACCACTTTACATCATGCCATATCCATTAGGAAATATTCCATCTTTAACATTTAAATCCAGATACGCAACCAAGTTAATTAGGCCAGAAGGAATTGCATTGTTAAATATTAACTAATTCTAGGAGCAAAATTAGGATCCGGGGATTTAAAAATCCCCGGATCCTTTTTGACTCGCTACCTTCCATTTTTCTTCTCCCACTCTTTTGCAAGCATCTCCATACGAATTCTTCCAATGTCGTTTTGCAATCTTTTATAATCCTCATAATATTTATATGTTGAGGTAACATGCTTTTCCATATCTACAATTGCTTGATTTAGAATCTCTTCAAAACTCGGATTTTTCACGTTTCCTCCTTTTATTTTGGATTTTTAACGTTCAATATGTTAGTACATATCTAATCTAGAATATTTGGGATTAGCGGGTATATTTTTATTGTGTAAAATTCTGTATAAATAATTTTCCAAATTTTTTCACAGGAAACGCTCAGTAAAAAAAATTAAAAAGGAGGTAGGAGAGATGAAAATGTACACTATTAAAGGGAAAGTTTTTGATGTGGACAAATTGGAGGATGCATATGAAGTCTACAAATTGCTTCGCACTGGACGTACAGCTAAAATTTCTTTAGAAATCAAAGATTCAGGGCGTACATTTGTTTTAAACAACAAATTCACTTTACCTTTAGAAACTTATTCACATTACATGCATTTCTGTGCATTATACCTAAATTACAACTGTGACAAAGAGTTTGATGAAAGTAAATTACCACTTATTGTCAAAATGACATTAGAAGAAGCTTCAGTTAAATTTGAATTCAATTACTATCACAACATTAGGATTGACTACTTTTTACAGGATCTTGCAAGATATATTGGAGATGCAAAAATTATTGTTTACGACGACTATGAATTAGAATTTGATGGATATAGGTTTGTGTATGTAGATGAGCATTTACTCTTTCTCAAATTCCTTAATTTGTATCTATATATGGAGACTAAAGTTAGTTTAATGACTTGGAAGCATTTTATGCGTCGTCTTAGCAATATTACAAAATAAAAAAAAGGAGGTAAAAGCTATGGCAGAAAAAAGAAGAATTCACAGACAAGGCGATCAGATTTATGTGGAGTGGGATTGGCTCGAATTTCAAAAATCTGGACTTTTATGGCTTATCAATACAATTTTAAGAGTCTTTGGTATTTGCATTGTGGTACATAAAGACGATGCGGGGAATATAAAAGTATTCCCCGCATTTACAAATGTAAAAGCAAGCAATGAAAAACAAGCACGAAAAGTCGATTTAATACGAAAACTGTTTTTACAGCTATTTTGCAAAGGAAAACTCGAGGAGTACCTAAAAAGTAATAATGATTCAAAAGAGCAAAAATAAAAAAATGAAAGGAGGTAGCTAAGACATATCCATTAAATATGGACTTTTATGAATTTTCTAAAGTGCGTGCAAGATATGAGTACCGGTTTCGCAAGGAAGACATTTTAGCAAATCTTAAGCATATATACGTACCTAAGTACTAAAAAAGGAGGTAAATATATGGATGCTACTGAATTGCTAAAAGTACAACCTACAAATGTCTACGAAACAGTAGGAGCATTTGTCATCGTATGCGTAGGATTACTTGCAGCAATTGTTGGAGTAATTGTTTTGCGAGAATTATACATTGAAGATTCTCGCGAAGAACCGCATGTCTTCATTATTGCAGGAATTGGAATACTTGCCGGAATCATTGGGATAATTGCAGGAATTATGGGAATGTTTATCAGCTAAAAATGTCAAAATACAGGAGGGAAAAAATGAAAGATATTATGGAATTTTTTCAAGCTTTTTATAAAGACTTTCACGAAGCACCTCTTGTACACGTTGTGCTTTATATTGCAATTATTGCAGGAATCCTTGGGTTATTTTTAAGCTAGTGAATTCCCATATAAATAATTCTCCAAAAAAAAAACAAAGGGAGGTGGAAAAATGGTTAAGAAAATTGTAACTCATGTAAATCCAAGACATCTCGACGATACTTTAGCGGTAGCGCTTTTGGCATACAAATACCCTGAAGCGCAAATTGAATATATACATCCACAAAATGACAAAGAGAAAATAGAAAAATACCTCAATGATTCATCAATTATATGCGTAGATATAGGAGGGAAATACAATCCCAAGTTTAAAAATTATGACCATCATCAAGATAAGAACGTAGAGTGTTCTCTAGTACTTATATTAAAACATGAATTTCCTGAACTTTATGAATTCATCAAGAAACATGAAATATTATCAAAGGAAATGAAATACATTGATATTAAAGACAGGTTTGGATTAAAAGAAGCCCAAAAATTAGGGGTATCCAATTTATTTATCGAAGAGGCCATTTTACTTAAGATGGCCGAAAATCCAGAAAATATGCAAATTATAGGGAAAGCATTTTATGACAAATTAAATGAAATGTTGCAAGAATACAAAAACTTACAACAAATTGAAATCATCAATTACAATGGATATAAAATCGCAATTGATAAAATCGGAATTAGATTTACAACAATTGTAAACAATCTAGATGTGGATTTAGTTATACAAAGAAATGTATTTGACAAAAGCGATACATCAATCATCAAAGAAACAAGTAAGGAGAAAACAAAGAATATCGATTTCAACAAATTAAGGGAGAAATATTCAATTAAGTTTATTCACCAAGCGGGATTTATAGCGGTAATTGCAAAATCAATTGAGGAGTTGAATATAAAAGAATTGATTAGAGATATATTGGGCTAGGGTTCCCTAGCCCATATTTTTTTTTTCGTTTTATTAAACTATATAAATAATCTCACAAAAAAATTTTAAAAGGGAGGTGGGTTATGATTAAATTAATTTTAAACGAAGTAGAATTAAAAGAAGTACTTGCGGCTGGAATAAAAATCGGCCGCGTAAGATACATATGGGACAGACATTTTGAAATTGTAATTCCTAAAGAAAAATTAACTGAAGTGGAGCTTGCTTGCAAGCTCTACGCATGGGACTGGCTTGACTTCGACGAGCAAATACAGATTATTCAATATATTGATAAATTAAAAGGGCGGGTCGATTAAAACCCGCCCTCATATTTTTTTTTTTGCTTTAGTAATTATGCTTCTTCTCCCTCTTCACCTTCATCTGCATCATTCTCATCGACTTTATCTTCAAGAATTTCACGCGCCTCCTTTATCACTTCCTTGAAACTTGTACTGTGATATTCAATTGTTGTAATCAAAGTTTCTAATTCCCATAATTTATCATCGAGAATCATATTTTCTTTAACAAGCGCTTCATATTGCTTTACATAGCTGCGAAAAGTCTCTAGTTTTCTTTTTGCTTCATTTAGTTTTGCAACAAGTAGGTTATCAGAAATAATATCATCGTATAACTCTAAATCTGGATCTAACGCAACAATTTTCATGTGCCATATATTTTTCCTATCGCAGTAACAAATTATTTTATAGCATGCCCAATGTAGAATAAGTTTATCCTCTTTATAATTAGGAATACGCATTGCTGCAAAATTTGAGTAAACCAGATGTTCAAATACGTCTTTGAAAATTGTAGTATATTGACTGTATTTTTCTTGTTTTACTTTGATTTGATTTTTTTGAGAGTCTAGCAATTTTTTTATCTCAATGAGTCCTTTATCAAGTTGCTCCATAAAAATAGGATTTGCAAGATAAGTTTCAGTAATTGCTGCCATTTAAAACCTCCAAATATTTTGTATTTCATTATCAACATGTATAAATAATAACCCAGGGGATTACCCGGTTAATTTTTGGGTAATCCCCTAAAAAATTAAAAGGAGGTGTATCATGATTGAGATCATTTTATCATTATTGGCGTAAAAAAATGCAATTGGCTAAGAGGAGGAGCGGTGCTCCTCCTCTCCTCCTATTTATTTTTTCGTTTCTGTTTTATTTTTTTTTTAATTCAAGTTACTGTATAAATAATTTTCCAAAATTTTTTCACAGGAGGTATTTGCTATGGCAAAAATTCTAGATTGCACAGGATGGAAAATTGACTACATTCAATTTGGAAGACCTGGATCTGTAGATGAACTTTGCCTTGAGGTGGAACAGGGTTCTCCAATTGAAGTTGTATACAAAACAAAAGAATCTAATCATCCACTTATCAAAACTTATGTCATTCCTGAACTTAGAATTCCAAACATTAACCCAGAGCCAGGTACTGTAATTCTAATTGACAAATCTATTCTCCCATATGCAAAGCAAATATGGGAGAAATTAGGACCTGTAGAGCTCTGGGTTGTAATGGGAGTAGATCTTGATGGAAATAGTAATAGATATGTATCAGAAGATCAAATACATAGAGTGCCTTAAAAAATACAGAGAGGGGATTTTCATTGCCCCTCTCTCTTTTTTTTATGCATACTAAAAACTTAAAGGAGGTAGAAAAATGACAGTATGGGACTGCAGCAAATACGGAATTGAGTACATTAAATTTGAAAACAAATGCATAAAAGTAATTCCTGTTTTACCTATAAAAATTGAGTATAAACAAAAAAGCTCAAATTGTTCTCTCATCAAATCTGGTATTACACTAGAACTTGAAATCCCAATGTTTACACCTAAACCTGGCGACGTTATCCTTGTCGATGACGATCAACTACCATATGTAAAGCAAATATGGGAAGAAATCTATCCAATGGTTAAAGGAACTATTGATTTCTGGTATGTTACAGATGCAAAAGAAGATGATAGTGGACATATGTATGCAAATGCAAGTGACATATATAGAATCCTTTGATTATTTTTCTCATAGATTTAAAAGAGGTAAAAAAAATGAATAAAGACGCTTTAAGAAAATTGGGCCTACTATTAAAAATTCTTGGAATCATACATAAATTCGACTCCGAAAATCTAAAGGCATATCGCTTTATTGACATTGAAGGAAATGACGTCGTGGAATTTGATTTAAAAGACAAAAAAGATTTAGACTGGCTACTTTACGATCTTACCGAAAGTAAAATAAACCAATTTCTCAATGATTTAGTTTTAGATATAATTGATGCAATCGATCTTAAATCCAGCGTCCATAATCCTGATGAATTCATTTGGATTTATTTTGAAGATGCAACTCAAAGAAAAGCAAGAGCAATAAAAGAAAGAATTAAAAGGAGAGTTTTAAGTATTGTAAAACCGTTTAAAGATGTGCGGCTGTGATTTTAGGTTTTTGTTTTTATATGTTGTTATTTTTAAGCAATGTATATTCGTATAAATAATCTCACAAAAAATTTTAAAGGGAGGTGGATTATGAGAAAAGATTTAAGAAAATTGGGATTATTATTGAAGGTTTTGGGGATTGTCGATAAATTTGATCCCCAAAACCTTCAAAGTTACTATTTCATAAGTGATGACTTCGGAAATGTTTCCGAAGTCATCACTTACAATCTAAAAGATGAAGGAGATCTTGTAGATCTCCTTCATCAACTAACAACAAGAAAAGTGGACGATCTCATTGACGAGATCGTCCTACGTATATTAGAGACAGTAGATACTGTCTCTTATCGGTATAATTTTGACGCGTTCGTCTGGAATGAATTTCCAGACGAACGCGCGGAAAGAGCAGAAAAAATAAAGCAAAAAATAAAGAATAAAATTCTAGATATCATAAAACCATTCAAGACCCTGGAGGGGTAACCTCCAGGGTCTTTTTTTTCGCTTTTTTATTTTTTTTTATCCCAAATAACTACATAAATAATTCTCCAAAAAATTTCCAAAAAAAAAACAAAGGAGGTGCATTATGAGAGTAAAATTCTTGCAAATTGACGAAGAAAACACTGAAGCAATCATTAGAGATTTCACTCCTGAGGAATACGGAAAAATTGCAACAATTGTAGCTGCATTATACAACAACTACAATTTTTCAAAAGACGAAATCTCATTTAAGTATGGTAGTATTTATTTACCAAAGGAAGATACTGAATTAGATATTACAGAATTCAGAAAAGTAGTCAAGATATTGCAAGAATTAGGGGCAGAAGTTGATTATGATTTAAACTGCTCTGATGAGGAGTTAAATAGAGAAAGAGTACAAACTAGTTATCTCCACGACTGCTTTATTGAGTTCTTATATGAGCTTGACGACATCAAATATGAATGTAAGTGTAAAATTCCATATGGTATTCAAATTGAAAGAGGAGATAAAGTAATTATCAAGATCAATTATCAGAACTTTCACCCAGCGTTAATTGACAGAATATACGATATTTTATCAATGGCGTTTGTAGAAGATGTAATGGGAGCTCTTCCCAAAGCAAACGAAATCAAGCCATGCAAAATCAAAAAAGTTTGTGAAATTCTTGCAGACATTGGATTTGATTTTGAAAAAGAAGAAGATAAAGTAATTTGGTATACCCCAATAAGTGAATTAAAATTTGAAATTACAGATAGTTTCATTACTATAGAAGTTGACAAAGATGAGTATTGTACCTCTGTGGTTGATGAATTAGCTGACATACTAAAAAGAGTTTTAATGCATGTGTACAATTGCTAGGTTATACTCTTCCGTTTCATTTTTAATTGCAAATATACGTATAAATAATCTCACAAAAAAAAATTTAAAGGGAGGTGCGCGATGAAAATTTGGAATGCTTCAGGAATACACTTGAATTATGTATACTGGGAAGGGGCATCCTTCCCAGTATACGAAATTGAACCTTTCAAAATCAAATATAATCTAATTTTACGTGCGGGACATCCAATGTGCTCCGCACGCTACGAATGGGATTTTGAGTTCCCCTTCCAGTTAGAGGAAGGGGAACTCAAGGCGGGGGACATTATATTGATAAATAAAGATCTAATCCCACTGGCGAGGGAGCTAAAGAAAGAACTTATACTTCTCGCCAGGGGGGTGGTGGATGTTTTCGTTATCGATCCAAGTGAAATAAAAGAAGATAATGAAGGAAGAAGATACGTAGATTCTGAGGGGCTCTACGAAGTATAGTAGAGTTCCTCAATCCATCGCCCCCCCCCC